GCAATGTTGATTTCATCCGGGTCCAAGATAGGGTTATCGTAAGACGTAAAGTGCCAAGCTTTGTACGTAGGGTCATCATCTAACTCCGCATATTTGTACAATTCATAAAAGTGGTTGCGACCCATTGGTGTCCCAATGAACATCGCACAGCCCTTTTGGTCAGCCAAGGCAGGTCTCAGGATCTGCTCAAATACCTCTGGCTTCATGTCGGCGTACTCGTCCATCACCAAGAACTTAAGGCTAACACCTCGCATTGTTTCTGGTCTATCAGCGCCTTTGAGGCTAATGGTTGCTCCGTTGACAAGCTTAATTTGCAGATTATTAATGTGACTACCACTAATAACAGGGTGTCCCAACTCAAGCAGCGTTTGCCACATGATGTCTCTGGCTTGTCCCTGAGTAGGTGCGACGTAAAATACATGGCCTCTGTCTGCCTGTAGTGCGTTTACTATTAACAACCAAGCAGCTAGTCTGGACTTACCAGTACGTCTACCCGCTGCAACTATTTTAAATCTAGTGTCGTCTGCCCAGACATCTTGCTGCCAAGGCAGTAGTTCAATATCAAGATCCATTGAAGTTGTTAAACACTGCTGGTGCTTCTAACAAGTCAAAGGTTACTACTACTTCCATGTTTCCCGAACTACTTGTAGACGCCTTAATAATGTCTCCCGGTTGTAGTACAAACACCGCATTACCATCAATCAAAAGGTTTTCTTTAGACGATACATTAGTACCGTTGTAAATATAAACGTCCGCTGTTGGGCTAGGCTTGTCTACAAACAAAGTAATGCTGTTGGTTGCGTTATGTAGGTTAGCAACAAAAGCCATGCTCCAGTGTGCTACGTACCCAGCAGGGATAGTAACAATCGTTTGCGTACTGGTGTCCGTTAGGTTCTTGTTTTTTGTATACAGCATCAGTAGATCCACATCACAGGAGTAGTACCACGGGTGTCCACATGAACAAAGTCAGAAGCAACACCTACACCAGTAAACCCTAGTTTAAGAGCAAGGTTGACAAACTTAAGGCGATCAGCGGCATTTGTTATTTTTATGTCTGCCGCGATCCCTTGGGCATGAGTTCCGGGAACCTCTTTCTTACGCTCTATTGAATGCAGTGTCGGGTGTCTGTATCCACTAGTAATGACGAAAGGAAATCCACAGTATGCCCTTAACTCGTCTAACTTCTCTAAGAACTCTAGTTCCATGTTGTTGGTGCCTGATTCCTGACAATCGAATTCTTCTCTGGTGAAGTACTTAAGAGCCATCTACTACTTCTCCTTCTATAATGTCAGGTGTTGATACTTCAGCAGTACCTACGCCACTAATGTTAATCTGAATAGCATTTCTACCGCTGTCTTTTACTACTTCTTTTTCAAAAGCACCTACAGGTAGTATACGGTCCATCACAAGTTTCCAAGCAGCAGCTTGATTCTTGTGGTCATCGTCTAAAGCAGCATCAAAAATAGTCTCTAGTACCTTACGTGACTTGGGACTAGCGAGCATTCTAGCTTTGTACTCGTTGATTATCGCTGCGTCACCCTTGGGTCGGCCTACTACACCCTTATTTCCGGGCTTTACAGCGGCTACTTCTGACTTCCGGGGTCTGCCACGACCTCTTTTTTTAGCAACGTCGGTCATAACATAAATTGTCCCTAAATACAACAATAGTATACCATAAGTTTACATGAAAGTCAAGCTATTTTAGGAGTAAAAGCAGTAATAGTACAAACACGAGTAAAAACAAAGGGTTACACGAGTTTAATTTAAGGGTAATTTTCCTAATTTTAACCTATTTTGTGCGTAAGTGGGTACAATGACAACGACAATGATAACCTAGGCCCCCCGCCCAAGTTTAACACAGGCAACACGAGAAAACAAGTGTTAATTTCTAGGGTTGACACAAGACACGGCCTATGGTAGCCGCTAAAGTTGGCACGATTGTTGCATGGGTTGACATGGGCGGACTCATGTAGTATCGAGCAGAGTTGGCATGGGTTTTGCATGGGTTGACAAGTGTGAGGACTTATGTTGGTCCCTCTGGACCTACCTTCTATTACACGCGTACATGCGAATAGCATACGTCAACCAATGCGGTCAATAGTTTATTTGTGGTATTATTTACGTGTACATCTCCGGTGGTTCCTGTAAGATGGCTACATCAACTAAGGAGACAGACATGAGTTTTAATACTAAGGGCGAACAACAGATTGGGTGGCGGGTAATTGACGACGTGGACACTGCTGTGTACATTAATCAGGGCGGTGATCGTTACGTATACGCGGACCCCATAGTGGTTAATGAGGGCTATTGTCCTGACTGCGAGGCTCCACAATACGAGCAAGTTATCCAGCTTTTGAGCAGAGGGGATTAGGCACATGGAAAATGTATTTACGCGAGAAGAAATGACGCAGTTCGGTGCTGTGGTTTGGGACGATGTTTTTACTCAATGGAACCCTAAGCGTACTGACGTTTACACTCATGTTGTGGCGGTGATGAAAGCCGAAGGCGACAACACTTTTAGGGCTGTGAAGCGACACGATAACAACCGCTTTGAGCTTGTCAGCGGCGAACGTACGTTATGTGATGCGGTCAACGTATTACGAAAATGTTTTAAATAGGAGGTTGACTAATCGCTGGGCATTCGCTAGAGTGTCCAGCAGTGAGTCAACATAAGAGTATTGAAGTACATACAGGGAGACGGGGCTTTACGTTTGTACCGGTAGGGAGTAGAGTTCACGATGCGGCTGTAAACCGTGGGGAAGGTAACAAGGATTGATCCCCTTGTGAGAATAACCCCTGTATGTTCTTGAATACTTTTAAATTAACACACGTCAACACACGAGCCACTAAGGAGTAACACAATATGAACTATCAAGAAGTCAGAACCGAAGCAGAAGAGATCGCGCAAGCAGTAATTAGCGAAGTGGACACGTACGGCGGAGACGCTGAGGAGTTAATTCACGAAGCCGTGGACGGCAACCAATACGTGATCTATTACGCGAGAGCGTGGGAATTAGTCTCAGCAGTGCGTCGCTACAACCAAGCCCTATTCAACGATGTAGAGTGTAGTGTCTCAGGTATGTTTGACGGTAGCGAGAACCTTGATCAGCAAATGACTGTTATGGCTTACGAAATATTACGAATGGAGGCACTGAGCTCTTATGAGCAATTTACTTTGGAGGACTACGTAGCATGATTAAACTTTTATTTATCAACGGAATTATCTTGGCGTTTAATGTCGTAGCAATAGGCGCATGGTCAATCTTAATTACATTGGAGGGTATAGCATGAACCCAACACTAGTAGACATATTGATCTTATTTAGCTTTGTCCCTGTATGGTTTATTATCTTTGACGCTTACGAACGCTGGAATGATCCAAGGGCAAGACGTAGGCGTACACGTAAGGCACGACGCAAAGCACTGCAAAAGACACTAGAGAATCAAGGGAGATTATTAAAATGTCGTTAGAGGTTGAAACATTTGGTTTGTTTGTGGTTATAATGGGGACAGTAGTTCTTACACTTTGGATTTACATAGGAGCAGACAACGATGCCTAGAGAATCATGGGAAATAGCACACGATAAATACTACGATGATTTAGAAGCACCAGAGCAATATGATAGGTGTGATATCGAAGCGTGGAAAGAAGAGGAGCAGAAGGTAATAGACAACATCATACAAAGGCTGCAGGGGGTCACACAATGACGTACGCAGAGTACGAGCTAGGTTACTACATGGGGGACTCTGAGGACTACTCAGGGCCTCCAGAGGACCCAGAGACACAGGCCATGCTAGAGCACCTCATTGAGTACGAAACAGAGATGTACCGTTTGAATTGCAAAAGGCGACTCTCTGGCTGTACGTACAAACAGCTTAAGGGTTTACTGATTAACCTACATGGGGAGGACTGGAAGAATGCGTTGTAGAGCTTGTGATAAGATACTGGAAGATTCAGAACTAACACGGAAGGACACACATGGCAACTTTCTTGATCTTTGCGGTAACTGCCTTTCTGCTTCTTCTAGTGCGGGAGTAGACCCTGATACTATGCAATATTACCAATATGAGGTATTTACAGACGAGGACAAGTGTGATACCCTCTACTAAGGTATACATAAGTATATATACTAAAGAGTAAACAGTAGTAGTTACTACTAAGGTAAACTAAGGGAGCAACTTAAGTATGGCAATCGACGAAAAGAGCATCTATGTGGTGGACGGGGGTGACTACTCCATCTACTGCCTAGGCTACACACAAGCCCGTGCAGTGACCAATGACATCATGAGGCTCGACCCTTGGGGTGGTATACCCTTTGTGCTACGTAAGGACTTAGAGCTGTCACTGGACGACCGTGGGAACGTGGTTATGTCTAAGTCCACACTGGACAAGATATTGTTTTTAGCCAGTGACGAACTACCAGAGATCGAGGGTGACGTATGAAACAACCAGAGAACAGCCATACGAAGCACTTTGGCAACGACGGACCCATTGGTAACGACGCAGAGATCATTGTGTACTACGAGCAGCACGGTCCAGCAGAGCCTGTCTTGCGTATCCCCTTTTGGTACTACAAAGAGGAGCTGGGGATGTTTGAACACTTCGAGGCGTCAGTACACCGAACAGCCAAGGCACTCAAAGAGTCCTACACGTACTGGCCTGAAGGTTACGTACACGTTCAAACACTTATCAACGATGAATACGTCAATATGATTTGATTGAGAGGCGTAAGTAGTGTATACTATTAGTATGTTCTGAAGAAAATCAGAACGTAACCCAAAGCAACTAACGGAGATTATTCCATGACAGCAACGACAGTAGAAGGTATAGTTAACTTCAGCAAACTCACCGAACACGACGTGTACAACGGTCAGGACACTGGAGCCTATTCCATGACAATTACAATGTCAGAG